GTAGAGTTGGCTTCTGCCAATGCTTCACGCGCATTTACTGATGCACAAGAAGCTACCCTTGCAGCTTTTGTTTCTGACAACAGCGGCACTTACACTTATGCTGAAATCGCTTCTCACTTTGAAGATGGCGCTTTCTCAGCTAAGTCAATCCAAGGCAAGATTTTGTCTATGGAATTAACTGGACACGTTAAGCCTGCTCCTAAAGTTGAAGCTGTACGCACGTACTCTGAAGCTGAAGAAGCTACTTTCGTTCAGATGGTTAACGATGGCGCTTTCGTAGAAGCTATCGCTGACGCTCTTGATCGTTCAGTAAACTCTGTTCGTGGTAAAGCTCTTAGCTTGCTTCGTTCAGGCGACATTGACGCTATCCCTAAGCAAGAAGTTACTAAAGGTTCCTCTAAAGAAGATCCTTTGGCCGACATCGCTGACATTGGTAGCCAAACTGTCGAAGCTATCGCAGAGCAAATTGGTAAGACCGCCCGTGGCGTTAAGACTATGCTCACTCGTCGTGGCCTTTCAGCCGCTGACTATGATGGCGCTTCTAAGAAAGAAAAAGCTTCAGCTTAATCCTTCTTAGTACACACTAAGGGTAGGCTCTTCGGGGTCTACCCTACATTTTAGATTTGAAATCGGGAGACTTTCAATTGAACATCGCTAGTGCGCTTATTAAGCAAGTGCTTACGCTACAGGACTTTCAGACCTGGAGTGTAGCGCACAAGCAGTACTTTGCAACTGAGTATCATAGTCTGTATAAGATTATTGATAAGCATTGCGAAGAGTTCCATAGAATGCCTACGATTGAAGATCTAAAGTTTGAGATTCGTGATTCAGCTACTCGAGAGAAACTCTACGCAGTAGAAGCAGTCGAGGTCGATGCAGACCCTCAGATGCTTCTTGAGTATCTGAAGAACGAATACACTCAAAAAGAAATTCTGGACTCACTCGAAGATTATATTGAGAATTCTGTTGCATTTGAAAATGCTCAGGAATCAGTAAACCACCTACATCAGATCGTCCTAGACGTTGAAGATAAGGTTGATCTCGAAGACCCACAAGAAAGTATGCAACGTATTGACTTGTTTGAGCCAGAAGAAGATTTAGCCAGGTATATGGCCCTCGGACTCAATGAAGAGTACGACCACGACATAAAGTTTTCTCCTAGAGATCTTGTTATGTTCGGTGGTAAACGGGGTGCTGGTAAATCTGTCATTTGTGCAAACATTGCAACCAGTGTTTACGCTTCAGGTAGATCGGCTATGTATTTCACTATTGAGATGGATAGTCGGTCGATCCTTCAACGATGCTGTGCTATCGCTACAGAAGTTCCTTTTTCTCGCCTCCGTACTCAGAATCTGAGTGTTACCGAGTGGGAGAAAGTTGCTACGTGGTGGGCAGGTCGTTATGTTGATGGACAAGACCGCTTGAAGGAGTATAGACAACACCGTAACTTTGAGAAGTTGCATACATCACTAAAAAACACCTGCGAGCTTCTCCCGACTCAGCAGTTGGACGTAGTGTATGATGCATCTCTCACTCTCTCCAAGATTCGTGCAGAGCTTGACAAAAAAGTCAAACCTCTGAATGTTGGTGTTATTATTGTTGACTATATTAATCAGGTAAAGCGGTCGAGTCTACCTTCTCGTGGAGGTCAGTACGATTGGACTGAACAGATTGAAGTAAGTAAAGCATTGAAATCAATGGCACAAGAGTATGACTGTACTGTAATATCTCCCTATCAAACAGACGCAACTGGTGAAGCTCGATTCGCTAAAGGTATTCTTGATGCGGCAGATGCCGCCTATGCCCTAGAAACTTGGGATCATGAAGATGAGTGTATCACTTTCAACTGTGTAAAAATGCGATCTGCTTCTATGAACTCTTTTAGTTCTAAAGTAGACTGGGATAGCCTAAAGATTGGCCCAGAAACTGCAATGACTCCTAAAGAGAAAGATGATTCCTCGCACAAGACTGGCGAAGATATTGATGATCTATAAAAATATTTCTTGACTTTTTATCTTCTTTTGCGTATAATATACGGATACTTAAAGGGGATAAAGCATATGGCACTTACATTCGGTAGTTTACGACACACTAGCTCAGGTAGAAAGCGAAAGCCTTTGCCTAAGTCTAAGCGTTATACACCCCAATTTCAGCCTTTACAAGAGACTACTACGTATCGTAGAGAGACTCCTGAGTACAAGTCTTACGATCAGGGCGGCCATAATACAGAGTTAGTAGAAAAGCCAAAGCTAGATAGTAAGTATACGATTGCACCTGCCTATAACAAAGGTGCGTACCAAGTAATCAGTAAAGAAAACATCAAGGACATCGGTAGGTGACAGTAGAAGAACTATTAACATCAAGAGATGTTTATTTTATACCCAAAGGCGCAGACGCTATTGTTAGCTGTCTCAATCCTGAGCACGCGGATAGAAATCCTAGTATGCGGATTGATAAGATCACTGGAGTATTTCAGTGTTTTTCCTGTGGATATAAAGGAAACATTTTTACCCATTTTGGGGAAAAGGCAAACCAACTACAACTAAGACGAGAATTACTAAAAAAGAAAATTAGAGAGAAGAGGTCTGAGTCGGTTGGTTTGTCTTTTCCCAAAAATATTATACCCTATACGGGTAGTTGGAGAGAAATCAAACCTGAAACATACAAAAGGTTTGAAGCTTTTCAACATCATGATCCTGACCATATTGGTCGCATTGTATTTCCGGTGCGAGATATATCAGGTCGAATTGTAGCATTTAATGGTCGTCACACCACTGGTGGTACACCCAAGTACATGATCTCGCCTGCGGGTGCGAAGATGCCTCTCTACCCTGTAGTAGAGCCGATACAAGGCTCTGTTATTCTAGTAGAAGGTATCTATGATATGATCAATCTGCATGACAAAGGATTAGACAATGCAGTGTGTTGCTTTGGAACAAAGAACATCAATGAAGATAAGTTACGTATGCTTTCTATACAAGGTGTAGAAGAAGTAATTATATTCTTTGATGGAGATGACGCAGGACAGAATGCCGCAAGAGAAGTAAAAGAGATGGCAGAGCGAGTAGGCTTAGCTAGTAGAAACGTGGCGCTCAAGGACACTGATCCAGGAGCACTACCCATGAAATCAGTACAAACACTAAAGAGTAAATTATATGCCTAAAGTTGCATTAGTAGAAACTAAACCAAGTAGAACAAATTTTAAGAAAGAATTCGATGATGAGTTTGAGTTTGATCAGTATCAACTCTGTTCAGACCCAGGCATCAAAAAAGTACTTAAACGAGACTGCGACATCGAGATTGATGTAGACGCGTACGACTGGCTTATTCTAGTCGGTAGTGATGCACTCAAGTACTTTACCTCTGTGAATTCGGTCACAGAATATTCTGGCAAGAAAGTCGAAGAGAAGTTCCTGCCTGTCATTAACCCTGCCATGCTTGCGTTTAAGCCCGAAGCACAACGCACATGGGACGACTCCAAGCAAAGTATTATAGAGTACATCACTGGCGATAAACAAGACGTAGTAATTACTGAATACAATGCGTGGGGCATACAAGATACAGAGGAAGCCAATGCTTTTATACGTGCTGCTATTGTCGCCCCTCTTCCTTACGTTGCTCTTGACTCGGAGACAACCGGACTTTATCCACGTGACGGCCATATGCTTGGCATTAGTCTTAGTTATGAAGCTGATAGGGGTGCATACATAGATACAGAATGCTTTGACGAAGAGACAGAGCGTTTATTGCAAGAGTTATTTGATAAGAAAACAGTAGTATTCCATAATGCCAAGTTCGATATGGCGTTCTTCGAGTACCACTTTAACTTTAAATTCCCTAGCTTTGAAGATACAATGCTTCTACACTACTTGATTGATGAGAACCCTGGTACTCACGGTCTAAAGCAGTTGTCTATGAAGTACACTAAGTATGGGGACTATGAGAAGCCAATGTACGAGTGGATTGATAACTATCGTAAACAGCATGGTATTCTCAAAAATGACTTCAACTGGGGTGATATTCCTTTTGA